GAGTTTTTTGTTCCACAATACAAGAGCTATCCATTGACCACATACAAGTATGTCACCTTCGTATATTTCTTTCCCGTTCTTATCGCACAAGCCGGTAAACTGCCCAACGGTTTCAGCCCATACGTCATCGCACCGGCAGTCTTCTGGGGAATATATCTTCGCCTTGTCCGTGAGGATAAGCCCGTTTTCGTTCCTTCCGGCAGTATAGAAAAAAGAGAGAAATCCATATATCCATTTCCCCGTATCAATGCTTTTCCCTCTGAATTTTATTTCACGTTTCATAATCAATACTTTTTCCATGTTTATTTTCTCTCAATTCATTGTATCGCATCTTCTGCTCCACATGCCATATAAGGTCTATGTTCAGATGTTTGGCAAACCCGAAAATAGCCAATAGCATGCTATTTAATTGATTTTCTAATAGACTGTCATATTCATACTCACACCGTATAGGAATTGTAGATATAGCGTATATGCTTTCTGTGAAGGTCTCATTATTGCAGCTTTCTGTTGCTTCGTATATCATTTCACCTGAAAAATCATCAATGGATATATTTCTTAATCCAGCCAAATCAAGCAGGCGTATGCAGGCGTCGGCAAGCTCGTCTTCCACACAGTCTTTGATATATGTTTCAAAGTTTTCCGCAAAATACTTATTTTGATAATGAAAAGTCCGTTCGTCAAATATTGTACCTTTTTTATCGACCGGAACTTTGGCAAATCGTCCTTTCCTGTCAGCTTTCACAGCTTCCATAAGCTCGGATATGACAAGGCAAAGGCAGTGTTCGTTACTCAGTTCTTCATCGTGAAAACCGTGCGTTACTGCGTTACGGTAGGCTTTATCTCTTAATTCATTTAAGTTCATGATATTTGGGTATTAATTGGTTGGAAATACAATACCCGATAACCGCCACAAAGCAGTTTCCGGGTATTCACAAAGCACTGACAAGGATTGTCTGTAGAAATTTTACGCTGGTTAGTTATAGTCGATGTTTCTATCTAACAAACGATGTAAGAATAATTTTGATACTTGAAAAACTCTTAATATTGATTGTATATCGAATCCATATTAATCTCATTTTATTGCGTACGGATACCTTAAATCATGAATATCGACAATATCCTTACACAAACTATCCAAAGAAGGCATTATAAATGATCTTGTGATTCCTATTTTTTCAAGTTTACTCAATATGTTTTGTTTATATTGTACAGGGATTATATATTTTGCATAGATAAATTCGAAATTTTCCTTCCAAGGTTCTGGATAAAGTACAAATATGCCATTTTGATTTTTATACCTAACATCTGTCATATTAGGAACTAATAAAGTTATTGCGGGAAATGAAAGTATGTCATCTTTATCTTCATCGAAAACCATCATTGAGAATGGACAACTATGATAAACAACTCCATCTTTATCAAAATTTGAACAACATGCAAAATATAATGCAATCAAAGGATTATAAGTCCAATCAAGAAGTCTCGTTGGAAGTCCATAGTGTTGTGCTAGAAATAGAAATTCCTTATCATTTTTAGGGCGTGCACCCGTAAACATTGAATATTTTCTTTTAAAATCCTCAAATACCTCCTTCTCATATTGCTTCAACACGTCCTCCTGTCCTTCCTTGAACCTCCGACCTATTGAAGGTATCAATTTATATTCAGAAGAAGATTGACCTCTGAAGAAATCCATTTCAGGGAGGCCGTTTTGTAAAGACATAAAATTTTCCAAGGTTTGTACAGTAAATACCTTCATCACTTTTTTTATTAAGGTTATAATATCACTTAAATTCTACATTCAAGTCGTGTATTCACTGCAAATATACGATTTTAATTTACGGAAACTCAATAAAGTTTTTCTGCTATTAAAAAAATCAAAAGATAAACATTAATTGTGATAGAGATAACTTTTAATATCCTCTCACTTGATATTAAACTTGCCCATGGTTGTTTTATGGTTATTGACTTCATTGCATTGAATTTTAAAGATTAATGATTATTTTTGTAATCCCAATAGCATCTCTGAAATACAAACAAAATCAGAGGGAAAACTAATGGGTTAAATTAATGGTAACATTAAATTATAGACATCCTCATTCTTTTTAGAACTGTTAGAATGAGGCTCTGTCTCAAAACAGTAAAACAGTCCAGTGTTGTAGCGACAAACCTGTACATGTTCGTTCCTATTACAGATTCCGGTTTGGCAAATGTGAACACGTGAGAGAACATTGTAGAAGACTACCTTGTAGTCATCGTTAAAAGAATCATCTTTCCGAGGATACGTGACAGGTATCCTCGTTTCAATCTCCTTTCTCTTTAATTCATTATTGCTAGCATCTCATCGAAAAACTAAATAGGTCTCCAATGAGTAACATATCCAGTCTTGATGTAGGGGTATATCCATTTATCCACTTCTCGCATTGCCATTTCATCAATACTACCATCAACAAATTTCACTTGACACATGCCTTTTGCTTGTTTGTTTGGTATTGCATCCTCTACGCTTATCCACGGTGATTGCTTTGCCTGCCATTCGACACCTTTTCTGAACATGTTTAGCATTGCTTGTTGCTGATATGCAAACTCACCTTTAACCACTATTGCATAGCTTGACATAAGCTCTTGCCATGCAGCTTCTTCTACCGTCTGTTTCATAATCATTACTCTTCAGTTGATATTAAATCATCCAAATACGCCCATTCATCAATGGCATCTTTGGAACACTCGTAATCATCACATTCTTCATCGTCCCAGCATTGCTCTGTTACGTTCCAATAGCGGACACCGTAACCAGTTCCAGTGCTTAACTTTCCATACACAAGGCATGGTATCTGCGGATAATGTTCATTTTCGTATTCTCCATGAGCTTGTGGCACTTCATCTTTAGTCTTATGCCATACGCTATTGATGCGCCAGTTCGCACCGGCAATAAATCCGGATTTATAAATATTCTGCCCGACGATATTATATCCTTCAGCTCCTTGTTTGGCTGCTTCTTCTACTGTCTGTTTCATAACTTATTTCCTTTTTGATTTAACTTTAATAGGATTGCTCTTTGTACCTGTACCGAACCAATGCAAACGGTAACCATGTATTCGGAGATAATACTTAAAAGCAGGAATATTCATTTGTTTCATATATTTGTCATTTTATATATTATCAGCATTTATAGCATTCGCTATATTCTCAGTATCAGAAAGTTTCCTGACAAGCACATCAAATGCGGCAGTGCATTTCTCCGTATTCATATCAACGGTTTTCCCTATTTTAAGGCATTCCGAAGCCATATCCATCAGCCTTGATACATTCGTCAGCCTTAGATATTCCAATGTGAATCCTTTGAATCCAGCATCTTTCTTTTTGAGTGCCGCAATACGTTCATCGAATTGCAAGCAGGCATATTCGCAAAGCGTTCTTGCCAGCTCAAACCTCGCAAGTTCTGAGGAATATTCCACCCCCCCCATATTGTCAAGAACCTGCTTGAACTGCCAGTAGAGCATTTCAACGTGCTTGTTAACCTCTTCCAAATACCTGTCATTGCAATCTGCGAAAAAATCGCCTCTGTCAGCACCTATAACGCTGTTTATTGTCTTCTCGTAAGCCCTTCTTGCCTTTTCAGCGTCATTCAGGAACTTCTTGAATGTATGCTTGTAATAGGGGGTACGCTTCATCGCTTGCAGGCATTCGATTATCTGCCAGCAACAAATGTCATTTGTGAATAGTATGTTGTAAGTGCATAGGACTACAAGGCTCTCATGCTTGCTGATTATCCTGGTTGCCGTATCGGTAGTCATTATATTTCAAAATAGATTTGTTTGTACTAATGTTCCTTTCTCTGTTTTTATTTCGCCAAAGCATTCTCTAAGAAATCGCTTTTCCTGCGATTCGAAATACTCCTTGTCGATCTCCGTAGCATAGAAATCAATGCCCATCTTATAAGCTACTATGCGGGAGCTTCCGCTTCCCAAGTGGGTGTCAAGTATCTTATCTCCTGGCTTTACAAACTTCTTAAAGGCCCAATGATAAAGCGCTATCGGCTTCTGTGTGGGGTGAATCTTGGCTTCCTTGTTTGCTCCTCCGGTATTGGATAGATGGATGATAGCTGCAGGACAATCAAATGAAGTCCATGCAAGTTCGAACTGCGAAAAATTCTCCCACGGTTGCATCTTGTCCCAACACAATATTCCCCGTGTAGGTGGAAGAGGGAAGTAATTGCCTCCCCATATCACTTGATTACGACTGACTCTGAACAGCTCGTCAAAATACTTTTCGGAAGGTGGGGAAAAATCCCAATCGCATCGCATGGTATTCAAAGCCCGATCCTTCAGCTTGCCCGCTCCTTGATTTAATCTTCCCTTTTTCAGCCGTTGCGCAACGCTTTCGCCATTGTAGCCACCATGTTTACGGTTCAAGTTGGTTCCCATCGTCATATTGGGTGCATTTATTCCATAAGGAGGATCTACTATAGCTAAATCAAAGAACTTGTCAGGAATATCCTTCATGTATTCCATACAATCCATATTGTACACTTCACTTATCGGCATGATTCAATTCTTTGTTTTCATTGTTTCTGCTTTTTCTTGCAAGTTCATCAATCATTCGCTGGTACTTCTCTGCCACCAACGGGCATCGGAGGCGCAGTGCGTTGTCACGCTGCTACTCCAATAATTCGATTTTCTTCTCAATTTCTATGTCCATAAAATTATTTCTTCTTGAATTTGTCACATATCCTCCCGTACCGGTCACACGCGCACACCCTATGGTCCTTGGCCTTGCATAAACAAGAGTTATCTACGAAATCTCTGGAGTATGAGCATTGGCGGCAGCGGACGGGTGCAGGTGGTATATCTTTTTTCTTTGCCATTATCTTCGGCTTTCACCTTCAATTTTAATTACATTGAACATCTCTTTCACCCGGTCGGCAATATAATCCCCATACCGTTGAGAAAACTCCTTGTCCGGGTCCAGATTGGTAGTCATGTGGGTGTAGAAACAATATCTCTGCTCATAGCGCAGTTGCAAGACGGTCTGAATGGCATTGATGCCCGTACCAAAGTGTTTGGCATCCATAGGTTCCCGACCCACCTCGTCAATGGCAAGATTGTGCATACATGACCTGTCTGTGTATTGGTTTAACCCGACAATTCCTTTCTCGGCAAACAGCAAGGCAATCTCGGCAGCACTGGTGAACTGAAAGGTCAATCCGGCATCCGCACCGCCAATACAATAACGGGCAATTTTTGCTGCATAGTTCTGTAATCCTTTCAACAAAGTGGACTTGCCAACTCCGATAGGGCCATGTAATAACAAGCCTTTATCCAAATCAAGCATTCCCGGCATTCCCCATATCCATTGATAAAGGGCTTTCAGCAGTTGGCGGTTGCTGTCATCAACTGTAAAGGCCGGGGAAACGGATTTCATGGAAACTACGAGTTGGTTGCGCCAATACATGTCAGCCTGCTCCCTGCTCCATTGCTTATGGTTAGCTCTGTTTGCCGAAGACAATTGATTTGATACCGGCAGAACTTTCGTCTGGTTTTGTATCAGGTTTCCGATTGCTTCCATTTCTCGCTTGAGATATAATTTCATTAAACTTAGAATTGATATTAGTTACGCTGAAGTTATCAAATATCCATCCCTCTTTAATTGAGGAAAGAAGATACTGAAGGGCGTACAACAAAGAATTATCCGAAACATCCATCTGTTTCTGTTCCCTTTGAAATTTGAGTTTATTCAATAACTGAGACATGGCACCTGCATCTTTTGCAGTCCAGTAATAGCTATTAGAAAAAGTCTTTCTGAAATACTCCTCAAAAAGAAAGCGGGCTTTAGAATTAATTTCCTTAGGTTCACTTTTCTTCCTACCTCCCCCTTTTAAAGGGGGTGAGGGGGATATACTTTTCTTTCTCTTTACTTTTACTTTACTTTGTTCATTATTGACATCATTAATTGAATTAATTCCGTCATTAATTGAATTATTGACATCATTAATCATATATTCGGGAATTAGCTCTGTTTCTTTTCGTTTATAAGTAGCAAGGAGAAATCGTTTCTGTATTCCAAAAGAGGTTAGAACATGATATTTCTCATAAAGTGTGTTGTCGAAAAAGCCGACTTGTAATGCTTTTATCAGTACTTCCTTTACTGCGCCCTCGGAAACCCCAACTATGTCAGCAATAACAAAAGGCAAATCTTCATCCCACACAATGTAATACCCTTCATCTTTGTAGATATTACACAGCAGGCAAATAAGTATAGAAGCAGACTGGGAACCGCATGCTCTCGAAATCTTCCTTATCTTAACATCTGAAAAGAAACCGACATCCATAGGGAAATAATCTATCCCTTGTTTGGTAGGTCTACCAGCCATATTGTTTTGATATTAATACGCATGAATACAGTTTCTTTTACTATCCGCAACAAAATGTTTATTAAAAAGATTACAATAAACCACTCTGGGATTATCCTTAGAGACAGAAATGAATCTTCCTCTCTTACACTTTGCACATGTATCCGGTCGGATTACCTGCTTTTCATTTTTCTTTACCATAATTTAAAATCTTACGTTGGTTAATTGTCTGCCATTAGAATAGACCGCCCATTTACCGTTACCACTGTCGTGTAAGCGCAGGTTTGCTACCTCACCGAAACGTTTGATATTACCGCATAAATCCACAATCCAGCCACATTCTTTGGAAGGATGCGGACGGATGGCACGACCGACTATCTGATACCACATGGCAAGTGACATTGTAGGACGTGCCATAACGACCGTATCAAGTTCCGGATAGTCAAAGCCGGTGGTTAACACCCCGACATTCGCCACTACCGGAATTTCACCAGCCTTGAACGCTTCAAGTATCCTTTCGCGCTCACCTTTTGGGGTGTCACCCGAAACGATTGCGGCTCCGGGTATAGACCAGGTAAGCTGCTCCGCTTCTTTCAGAAAACGGGTAAATACCAAAATACCTTTCCGTTTTCCTCCGGCTTTGGGATTCATCAGCCTTTGGACGATATGAACGAGATAACCGTAGAAGTCTATCCGTTCATATTCTTTTTGAACTGACCTATCCGTATAGTCGGCACCAGTAGTATTTACTTTCAAGTTAAGTTCATTCCACCCTGAAGGATTCATTGAATAGTAATCCAACTTCGCCAAGTAGCCCATATCTAATAAGGTTGATATCTGTACATGATAAATGACCTCTGAAAAGACATGAGGCTTTGTCCGGGTGATAAATTTCAGCATAGAACCAAAGTCACGGCTGGAACTTAAACGATACGGTGTAGCTGTCAGTCCAAGAACCTTACACTTCACTGCATCAAAAAAATCCTTGTACATTCCCTCTTTGGGGTTTACAAGATGACATTCATCCACAATGATGTTCTTGAAGTGGGTAAACAGTTCGGGATGATTCTTTACACTGCCAATGGTGGCAAATGTTATCCGGCTTATCTCCTTTGAGTTAAAGGATGCTGAATAGATACTGCAATCAAGAATACCGTATGAACAGAGTTTCTTGAAATTCTGTTCGAGTATTTCCTTCGAGGGCTGGAACACCAAGGTATGACCGTCAAGCCTTGCAGCTATATCCGCTATGATAAGCGACTTTCCGCTGCCCGTAGGTAACACCATAATAGCATTTGTTTTCTTCGCCTTGTTATTGAAGAAAGAAACGGCAGCATCAGAGGCTTTCTGTTGGTAATCTCGTAATACATAACTCATAGCCCTTTCTCCTTTCGTAACTTTTTATTAAGTGTTTTGTAATACTTGATTAGCTGTTCGTACTCAAAATCAGTCATTTTGGAAGTGCCGGCAGCTTTCACTTTCAGCAAGTCAAATTTCTGTTGACCGATTTTAGCAATTAGATTCACCCGATAGCCTTCCAAATGGTCGGCTTTGAACCTGTTGCAGTGCCGGCATTCGGCATGGCAATTATTCTCATCAAACCGTGTTGCCAAATGTGTACGACTGAAATAGTGCCCGCAGTCCGCTTGTGTAAACGGCTTTATCTGTCCACATGATATACATCGGAAGGAACCGTTTGGCATACAATCACGAAGCCGGATGAAAAGGGAAAACTCTTTGTCGAGCTTAGCTTTCAAATCCGGCTTCTTCTTTACTGTTATCCCTGCTTTATCAAACAGAGGTAAAGGCTTGTCTTTCTTCTTAGCCTTTCGTTTTATGTAGTACGGCATTGTCTATTTGTCCAATTGTTTCATCAAGTACCTTGTCTCTTGAACGACGGCTTGTTTGTCCCAGTCATATTCATTGTCTCCATAATGGAATGTGTCAAACCCGAATATCCACCAGTCATCACCTATTTCCGTATTATCGGTAATGAATTCCACATCATCCAATATGGGATTTCTTTTTCCGACATACTTGGAATTAATTTTCCTTTTGCTTCCGATAGATTCTTCACCGCTTATTGCCGGTTCTGAAAATGTGATACCTCCATGTACACTTATATCATCAATATCAAAATAAGACATTCCATGATATTTGTTCGCAGAGGGAACAGCCACATATCCGTTATGCGTTCCATGCTCTACCATAGTGGACTTAAACCATTCGTTTGATTTTATAAATGCTACTGCTTTATTTTCCATAGTTTTCTATTATTGGTTTACACAGTTCAACAACTTGTTTACAATCCTCCACATCAAACATTCCGATATGGCAAAGCTCACGTGGTATGCCCAGTTGATTGGATAGCCACAGGTAGGCTTTGTTTCTGTTTGAAGTGTTGGGGATATGTTTCTTCCAAATTTTATTGATAAGATTGGTCTTAGCTACCTGGTCGAAGTAGAAGTGGGCTTCTTTCTTGGCTTCCCTTAGTTCCGCGTTTGCCAAACGCCCTAACGCCTGGTCTGTACCCTTGTGTACTCCGACATAAGCCCTACAATCTCGGCAGAGGTAAATCATACCGTAGGAGCGTCCGTAGATTACAGAACTATCCACGTATTCAGTAGACCTACCGCAATAAGGGCAAATCTTACCAGTTAATAATTCATCCATAATTTTCCATTAAAAGCCCCGAAGCGTATTCTCCGGGGCACAACCATTATTTACTAACCCTTGCCATTTATGTGTGGCTCACATTTATGTGGAGAGCCCGGGCTCGAACCGGGACGAGTGGTGTTTTTGCGGTTATATGATTTTAAATCATTCTACCTAAGATGTCTCGCAGGTTGCCGGCTTGGTTATTAACGGTTATCCTGGAATTTTGCACCTCACATCTTGATTAACGTCTACCAATTCCGTCACTTCTCCATGTTCGCCTGCCATATCTTCACAGACCGAGCAGGCAGGTTAACAAAGTTATTCCATATAAGCCATTGAAAACTCTTTCGGAATAAAACGCCCGACCGGGATAGGTTTAGCAGATTCAATGGCTGTATGGATTTCCCTCTTTCTGAACTCATGTCCCTTTTCTTTGGCTTGTTTCTCACATTCTTCCTCTTTGTTTTTGAGATAGTGGGTAATAAGCATCATTGCTCTGTCAACGTTGAAGGTGTTCACGACAAAAGTCTGAACTCTCTCGTCTTCATTCTCCCCATCCGTGAATGTGATTTTCGTCTCAATCTGATAGAATTTCTTTTCATTGGGCTTGGAATCTCCCTCTTCTTCATCTTCTTCCGTTACAGAATCGTTTAAAAGGAATGTATCTTTTAATTCTTCGAGGGTGGCATCATCTACCTTGCGTTCTTTCAAATTGTCAGTAAGAATCACGCAAGAATCGAACTCCTTGACCATTGTCAAGGTGAATCCGAACATATAGTTTAGTTCGATGTAATCTTTCAAGATACTACAAGAATTTTCCAATCCGGTGGCATACAGCAGGAACTTATGTTTCTTGTCCCCTATTTGTGCCTGTGCAAGATAGGGATATAAGAATTTGTTCTCGTTCTCGAATGCCAAGCGGTTCTGGTTGCTGACTTCCACTTCCTTAATGCCGTCAGCTTCCATACTGAAACGAATTTTCGCCAAAGTGTCTTGGTCTATCAGCGTGCCACGGTCAAAAAGAATTTCATTCCGTTCGATGGTTACTGTTTCACCTGTATCTTCATCAATGAAAGATTCCTCCCATGTTTTGAGGACACGTTTTGCAAGGTACATGTTGAGCATCTTTTTCGGGTCAGATGTCACATACCTGATTTCTGTTTTTCTTGTTTCTATCATAACTAAATAAATTCTTGATTTCTTTGTATTTCCTGCTGGGCGTATATCAGCATTTGATGTTCATTCGCAGCCGGCAGATAGATACCTGCCACTGATGCACTCCAATTACGGAAACGGTCAATACTCAAAGTCATTTCACCTGTTGTCAGCTCGGCAGAACTGCGCAAATAGGTTACTTCATTGCCTTTCTTGTTGACCGTCTTACGTTCAAACAAATCACGGTTGCAAGTCCTCTTATAGAAGTCAATCTTGGCTTCGTCGAGACTGCAACCGTATTCACTACCGAAATACCCTAAAAGAAGATGCAAGTAGCTGTTTTGGGCAAGCGTGCGGTTAGGTAGTTTCTTTTTCACTTCCACCACCGCACGTTCACTAAACAGCTTGTTTACATACTCCTTGAACTTGGGTATTTGATATTCATTCTTCAAGTCGAACAGCATACGCTAAAAAGGCAAATCGTCCTTTACATTGCCATTAGCATCAACCGGAGGTGGGAAATTCTGCGGCTGTTGCTGATAGGTCGACTGTGGCGCTGGCTGTTGGACTGGTTGCTGTGCCAGTGTAGCTTGTGGGGATTGCGATACACCGCCACGCGCTTCTATTTTATAGCATCGAATGGATACCATACGTTTGAATTCTCTGTCTTGATTCGTCCAAGAACGCCCTTGTAAGACAAATGATACAGTAACAACATCACCCTGATTAAAGCGGTCAAGTTCTGTACACTTGTCACCCGAAAACTCTAAGGGAATAATGTTCTCATACTCGCTACGCTCTCCCGTATAAGGGTCGTAAGTGGTAGCATCTAAAATAAACTCCCGTTTTATAAATGAGGAACCACCGCTTTTGGATGGTATTTGAACGGTTTGTCCGATTTCGATTATCCGTCCGGTTATTTGGTTTGCCATTAATTTTCTCCTCCAAATATTTTACGATCGGTAATTAATTCCCTGTTTTCCTCCAGGAACCGGATAAATTCCTCACAATGGTTAGTGAGGATAGGTATATCACGTTCGGGGTTGAAAACGTATGTTTCTGTATAGGTATCTACCACATAACCGCCTTTGTTGAACTCTACGATGTTGTACTCGAAAGTCCTCACATCTGAGCCGTTCTGCATTAAAGCGTATGGATATACTAAATGCTGGTGGTGATCTTTGAACTTTCCCACGGTATAACTACCGGTTGTTTTGATGTCGTGGACGCTGGCTGACATCAGCTCGTCAATTACCCCATAAACCAAAACATTGCCGTATGCGGTTGGAAGAATCGCTTCTACTCTTTGTTGGGTTAATGCTCCTTTGAAGTAACCGGCAAACTCTCGGCAAAGTGAGATTGGGAAAGTAAAAACACGATTATTATAGGTAGCTTTCAAACCTATAACCTCATAGGTCTGAACCTCATCGTAATACAAAGGTTTACCTGTTTCGTCACAAGCTCCTTCGCGTATTACCTTATATATCTTTTCAACCTGCACCGTTTCGGATTTCCGATTTTCAACCATACAGTCAATAACCTCATTAAAGGCTGTTCCCTTGTCTGCCGCTTCGCTGTCGAATGGCCTGCGGTTAATCCGGTCTATCAGTTCTTGAAACTGCTTCTGCCGAAACTCTTCTTCCGTATATGGTGGATTCTCACTCCACCCATAATAACGCTCATATATGACATCGCTATTAAGGTAATTGAAGTAAGAATCCAACAATGTTGCATATATACGATAGTTAGGCTGCATCTGAGTAGATTTTAGTTTCCTTATTGAATACCAGTCCCAAAGCCTTTACCTTTGCAGCAAACAAATTTCTCGCCATCATCAAAGAACTACCAACGTGTTCAAACTCATTGATATGTGAAGCGAACTCATTAGCGGAGTTGGCATCGGTGATAAATTCAATGCTTTCTTTTATTTCTTCTATCACCTTGTCATACTTTTCCTGCGCTTCCTTCTTGGCAGCAAGCATACCCAAATACGAATTGATTATCTTGGCGGTGATAAAGTCGTTCTTTGCGGTTGGATTACCATTCTTGTCAAGGATGGTAGGAACTTCCATCACTGAAGGAAGATTGCATGTATTCTTACCGTCATTTCTTGAAGTCGGGTCAAAAGTTATAGTGCGTCTTTGAACACCTCTTTCGCTTTTCATTTCAAGATAGCCGAGCAAATCCAGTTCGGTAACGATGGAGTTGTAGGACTTTTCACGCAAGGCAGGGATAAACACAGTATCATCACCTTCTTTCCGTGTGTCGCGATGGGCAACGAAAATGATGTGCTTGTTAAGCCCCGAAAGTGTTCGTGTCATCCATGAAAACTCCGCATTGATACCACTCCAATCCCTGATAGACGGTTGGCGGCTGCCACATTTATAAGTAATGATGAAATCCATCATCTTACCGATAGTATCAACTACAATGGTCTGATAAGCAGACAAATCCTCCTGCAAGACCTGTTGAACATCACTCCATGAAGTGACCTGTACGGTATCTATGTTTTCCAAATGCGCCATATTCATACGCTTAACGCCATTATCGAAATCCAATAATAACGGTTTCGGTGCGCTCAATGCCACTGTTGATTTTCCCATACCAGCCTGGCCGTAAATCATCATTTTCACTGTGGTAGGGATTACTAATTCATTTGATTTTTTGATAAGACTCATAATCGTAAAATTTAAAGGGTTAATTATTCTCTTTCTGTAGAATAGCATCTACATCACTTTTTCGGTACAATCTCTTACCTCCTATTTCCAACCTGCACAAATATCCAATTTTATGCCATCTCCATAAGGTTGACTTATCGGTATGTAGAATCTGACTTGCCTCTTTAATGGTCAAGTAGTCCTCTTCCGGTCTGATGAAAGAGTCTCTAATACTTCTCACAGTCTTTTTTACAAGATGTTCTGCGAACTCTTTCAAATCAGTGGACTTTATTGTCAAAGTAACATTGGCACCACTATTTAAAATATCCTCCATGTTCATTCTCTTACCCTTTCTATATGTTCAATTCTAAATCTTCGTAACCTTCTCATATCACCTTGTTCGTGGTAAAGTGACAAAGAAAATATACACAGTAAGCAACATGCGACGGACACACGGACTATAGGCGAAAAATCCATCGTGAGCCTCACACCGGCTATCCGTTCATAAAGCATTGTTGCAAGTTCTCTCCCATTCCGTACATGCAATATTTCAAAAGCCTTTTGCAATTGGTTATTAATCGTGCTAACCGCCCGGCATTTGAAATTGGCGATTTCCTTTTTCTCATACCCTTGTGCATACATCCGTGCTGTAATCTCGCATTCAGGGGTGAGTTCTGTGAATACCCGTTCCATAATCGTGTGAGTTAGATGACTATGACTCCCTTTTTACAACGACAATACCTTTTTTCGGATAAGACTTTGAAGCCCATTTTTTACCCTCAAGAAGATGCTTGGCATTTAGAAGTGATACGTTGTTGCGGATTGTCTCAAGTGAAGATATAGGCAGCTCTATCGTGGCTCCTCTCTTCATGTTTCTCATTTTCTCTTTACTTTCTACCTTTTCCATAAATGTTATATTAGAATGATTGGTGGGCGTTGACGGACTCGAACCGCCAGTCTCCTCCAATGAGGTGTGTTAACCATTACACCGAACGCCCCAATAAGAAAGGTGCGCTATCTTCACAGACGGCACACCCAGTACAAACACAAAATAAAACACGACAAAACAGTTTATACTAACACTTTTCATGTAACTCCATGCCGGTTATCACTGCAAGTATAACAGACAAAATAAACATTGCAGATGTCAACACGATTCCCGTCATGTACAAAGGGCCATCCTTTATTATGGAATTACATAATATCATTGTCATACAAAGCAGTACAAGCAACGAAAAAGAGAACATAATTATCTTCATAACATCGTCATTGCAACCAGTTCATCACTATAGAATTCTACAAAATCGTGCTTTCCGAACTCTACCATTACTTTATCCCCATTGATGGCGCAAATCGCCCCAATCTTGCTTTCCCATCCGGGATGTTTACACTTAACCGGCATACCTATATATGGCATACGTGATTTATACATACTTTTTCCCATAATCGTGTGATTTTAAATTTTACCGCCCGTACAAGGATGAGGTAAAGCGGTGCGCACTTCGCTTTGCCCGTGGCTTTTAGTACGATAGTAGCACTAACCTTTGCTGCGGTTGTGTACCCTACCCGATTCTCGCTATCGGATGCCAGTCTTTAGCTGTCAATAGGGCTATATTGTCGATGTGCGTGTCGGCCGCCTAATCCGTCATTACTTACACCTCAAAGACTATGGTTACACATCTATTAATTGTTAAACATTGCACAGCTCGCAAGCCCCAACTTGCTTATGTGCGTTCGTTATCTTTGGTTGGCAAAAACGGCTTATGAATTACACCGTAATTGCTTTCACAGACTTATCAAAGAACCAATCAATAGTACCCTACCCGATTCTCGCTATCGGATGCCAGTCTTTAGCTGTCAATAGGGCTGTCGTGCGTGGTATAATCGTGTGATTAATCATCGTAAAAGAACTTCTCGCCCGGCTTTCTGAAAAGCCTGTAGCTTGCATACAAGCAGCCTAATACTATCAATGCCTCTATCATACTGCCATTCTATCAAGTTGAAACTCTATGTAATCAATCTCTTCTTGAATAACCTCTAAGGCCTCTTCTTTGGTATCGGTATTACAGAAAGCACAAGCCTCTGTGTCAGACATCTTATCAACTCTATCAAGGTCTATACAAGCCTTATCCAAAGCCTTTTCAAGCCCGTAGGCTTCTATACTGTCACATACTCTAAACTGTCTCATATCAGGCGATTTTTAAAAGGTTAGCTTTCTTAAAGCATCTGAACTCTTGGCGTTCAGTATCATAGTAAGTTTGAACGGTGTCGTTCTTCTTTCTGTTGTCAGTACCAGCAATGGCAGGCATCAACTTTTCATTTAGTGTACCGTAGGCTTCTCTCACAGAACCGTCCACCTTTTGAAAGTAGAATTTCACAATCTTGCTTTTCATCTGCAATTTCAATTTCATGTTAGCCCAAGCGCACTTTAATGCTTCTGACATCGTGAAACCGTTCTTGCGAACGAACTGCCATGCAAGGCTCATAACTTCATGTAAAAAACTCTTCGTGCTCATAATCGTGTGATTTAATATGTTTATACTATTTGTATCATCAATCATTTAGTTTATCTTTGCTACGTGATTGAATGATGATGCAAAGATACACAAGATTTGTGAATATCAAACAGTATAATCACAAATTCTATGTATAAAAACATTGTTTAACTATTCGCGCAGCTATACATTATTAATATGAAGAAAGAAAATATAAACTATGTATCGTGGATAGCACTTGTATTGAGTACTATTGCTATATTACTATGGTTATGCAAATACGAACCTGTGACATGGACTCTATTCGATTCTATGATTGCTTTTCTTTCTTTCGTTGTAGGCTCATTAGCAGTGATGGTTGGGTATAACATTTTTGGGTTAAAAAACGACCTAAAAAATGAGATAGAAGAAAAATTGCAGGATATAAGCGACCATCATGTAATTCATACAGCAAAAACTATGATGTACATAGAAATGAGATTACTTCACATGGCTGTCGAATTAAACAATATAGCAGATATAAGGCAATCTATTTACATGATGATTGACACCACAGAAAAGACTAAAAATAAAGAAGATATAGATTATATTATTAACCAGTTGAAAGGATTTGAATCAAAATATGGAAATGAATTGTTTGACAATACATTCAAAAATAAACTAAAGATTAGATTCGGAAGAATTGGTTCTTTCTCTGATAACGCGCTCATCTTCCTCCATAATCTTGAAGTATGATTCTTTTGCGTTGTCAATGAGGTTGTTTGATTCTTCAAAAGGGTCTTTTATTTCTTTGAAATACTTTTTTCTCATAGAAATAGCTCTGATAAGGAATTTAATTATATTCATATCTGAAAGCTAAAGCGACCGACTCCAAAGTTGCGGTTTGAAGTTAAGTCGCCTATATAGTCCCTTAACGGGAGCAGTTAAACAAATTAGTCGAAATCATCCGCAACTTGATTTTCATTGCAAACATACACAATAATTGTGAATATGAATACTATTGGAGAAAGAATATTAAAAATAAAATCTTACTATTTTGGAGACGAAAGAGGTAGTAACAAGAAATTTGCGGATGCGGTTAGAGAAAAGCCAAATACTGTATCTAATTGGTTCGGTCGAAAAGATGGTATAGGAGATGCTGTAATAGAAAAAATTTTATCAGCTTTCCCAGATGTAGATAAAGGATGGTTAGTTGGAGGCAATGGGAACATGCACACACAAGGAGATATAAAAAAAGGTGATATTCTCGATAAGCAAGCAGAAGTGCCTTCTAATGCGACATACAAACTCGTTCCAGTAGTGCATATAGACAGCGTTGGGGGAATGCACTCAAATAACGATATAGTAAGCGAGCCACAATATGTAGAAGGGTACATCCCTTTTGTTAACGCAAAAAAGGATGATATAGCGGTGTATCAATCAGGGGATAGCATGATTCCAACTATTCCACCCGGAAGCCTTATGCAAATTCGAGAGGTAAAAAACTGGAAAGAGTATTTCGGCTATGGAAACATTTTTGTAATAGAACTAACTGATGGTAGAAGAATTACAAAAGAAGTGACAAGGTATGATGAAAATCCCAAAGAATACGTTTGGTGTATTTCTCACAATTCCAGCGTTCCAGACGAGGAACTCCCTAAAAACATGATTGCGTCAGTTTGGAAGGTTGTTAAGATATTAACAGATAAAGGGTGGTAAGTATGAAATTCAATTGGTACACTTGGAATCTGTACAAGCAAACTCCAGCAGGAAAAGAAAAGATAAAATACTTTTCCAAAGCGGAAGGGTATGACTTGTTCAAAGGTTATTGTCCGCACGCCAATTTCATCCCGAATGGTTTATACAACGATTGGCTGGAAAGTATATATTGCTATGGCGTATCAGATTGTGAGCAACCAACTTCATTAAATGAAGCAAAATTATTGTACACTTCGCTTATCACGTTAGGCATAAGGATAGAAGAGCAGCAATGGATTCCTGCTAATGATTTTAAGAATATGCTTGGAATCATTCAACCGGTGTCCTATGTCTTATCAAAGTTCGCCCCCGAATACTTCTTTCCATACCTGTTTCTTTGTCGGATATTCGAGTTGAATAAAATAGCAGACTTCTTTAACATAGACCTACCTGATATGCCAAAAAGAACGGATTACAAAGGAAGGTGCATGTATTATTGTGAACTTTGTGAAGCATTTTATCAATTTAGGAAAGAAAACAAATTATCCCCCGAAGAGCTATGGGCTTTTTTGTATGATTTTGCTCCCAATAATATTGTAAATGAAAATACTGAGATTCCTAAGCCCTCACAAGTTTGGTTTATTGGAGGATTATTATATGAAGAAGACAGATTGTTAGAATCAAAATTTTGGCAGTCAAGCCCTGAAACAAAGAGAGGGGATATTCTCATCCATTACGAGACATCTCCAGTCAGTGCGATTACCTGTATAGAAACATCACTTACTGATGGTGTGATAGACCCACTATTTCGATATTATGGGTGCATCTATATCGGAAATAGGATAAGCATACCACACATCACATTAAATGAGTTGAAAACCGATGAATACTTTTCCAATCATTCGCTTGTCAGGAAGAACTTTCAAGGAGTGAACGGATGGCAATCGACCGGGAAAGACTATTTGGAACTTTTACGGATGATAAAGGGAAAAGGGTTTGATAGCGATACATTGCCACAATTATACGCTCCCACTATGCCGGAAGGAGTGAATATAGAGTGCGAAAGGGATGTGGAGAAACAATTGCTGGAACCATTGCTCAATTCAATGGGATGGTATGAGAACAAAGACTTCATTCGCCAATTGCCAATACATGCAGGACGTGGGCACCGAATATTTCCCGACTACGCTCTGCATTACGACAACAAGCCAGACGAAGAAAAAGCAAAGGTCTTAATTGAGGCAAAATTCTACATGAAGAACAATCAAGAAATAGAAGAAGCATTTTTGCAAGCTCGCTCATACGCTTGCCTCCTTGAATCTACTGTAATAGTCCTCTGTGATAAACAATGCTTAATCGTTTATGAGAAGAAACAGAGTTTTGACCGAGACAGTTATAAGAAATACTACTGGGGAGAACTTGAAAATCCCGATGTGTTCAACGAATTAAAGAACAAACTAAATATCTAA